GGACGGGTTCATAAATCTAGTCTACTCGGAAATGAGTAGATACAACCAAAAGACAATACCATACTTACTAGTAGATAATACATAAATGGCAAATATCACCCACAAGTGGAAAAAAGTCCTAGCAGTTTCGTGCAGTCATGCAAAATATTGCGACAAAGAATCATTAGATCATGTTTTAAAATTTAAACGTGATTTTAAACCTCACACCACTATTCATTTGGGGGATTTCGTTGATTTAACAAGTCTAATGTCTGGAGCAAAAGGATCCAGTGAGGCTGAACCACTCATTCCAGACATTGACACTGGGTTAATGCACCTTAAAATGCTAGGTGCAAATGTAGTTTTGTGTGGAAACCATGAAGATCGAGCGTGGAGACTGCAATCTAGCAACAATGCAGTTGTGGCTCATGCCGCTTATAAGATTGTAGAAGCAATTGAAAACTGCTGTAAGAAACTCCGCGCACCACTGCTTCCGTGGGATGGAGTGTTTCAAATGTATAACCTCGCTGACATTGGATTCCAGCATGGTGTTCTTTACAACGAAATGGCCGCTAGAGACACTGCTGAAGCGTTCTGCAATGGGACTAGGAGGAAGATCGTGTTTGGGCATACCCATAAGGTTGCAATGCAATCTGGACGCAATCTTGTTGGTGGAACTGGATACAATATTGGGTCTCTGACTAAAAGATCATCGATGGAGTATGCAAAAACACGCAGGGCTACCCTTGCTTGGACGAATGGTTTCCTGTGGGGTGAATATTGCGAAGAACTGAATCAGTCTTCGCTCCACATTACGTCACGCGAACAAGGTCAGATGTGGAGATTGCCATGACTCCTAACGATTTTCTTAAAATTCTACTAGAGGCAAGCAATAAATGCACAGATCCAGCACCAAAAGGATGGTATTCTAAAAATGAACTTTGCAAAGTTTGGAACATTAAAAAAACTGCGTGTAAAGAAAGAATTACATCAGGGATAAAATTAGGATTGATTGAAAGAAAAGACTTCTATATTCCAAACATTAATGGAACGCTATTTCCTGTCCCTCATTATTTTTTCAAAGATTCAAATAAAAGAAAAACACGTTGACAATATAGTTGTTTTAATGTAATTAATTCAATTCTTCTCTATGCCTCAATATAACTGGACTCCAAGCCCTCAAGGTTCTACAAATTGCGGTTGCGCTCCATTAAATTCAATGGACTGCAATTGGACTTATGTGGGATCCACTGGTGCTACAGGTGCTACGGGAATCGGTTCTAGTGGAGCCACTGGGCCACAAGGTGCTACTGGTATTGGTATACAGGGTGGTACTGGGGCAACGGGTGTGATGGGAGCAACAGGTATTGGATCGCAAGGATTGACGGGTTCTACTGGCGCAACTGGTTCTGGAGCCACTGGAGCAAGCGGAGTCCAAGGTTCTACTGGAGTGCAAGGCTCAACAGGATCTACAGGATTTGGATCTACTGGTGCAACTGGAACATCTCCAGTAATCACTCGACAAAGTTTTACATCTCATCCAATTCAAGTTGGAATCAGAACATTTAACTATGCTTCCGCTGATATTGGGTGGACATATGGATCTAGGTTGCGAGCAGTTGCAAATTCAGCGTATCCTTACGACTGGGTTGAAGGAACGGCAATAAATGTCGCTTCTAATTTTGTAACTATTAATGTCGATAAAACTCAAGGTTCTGGAACTTTTGCGGACTGGCAAATTGCGTTATCTGGTGATGGTGGATTAGGGGCCACAGGTTCCACTGGGGTTCAAGGGGCTACTGGTATTACGGGAGCTACAGGCCCAGCAGGATCGACAGGATCAAGCGGAATTCAGGGCGCAACTGGGTTGCCGGGGCAATCAGCTTCTTTTTACAACTACCAAGCTGACGCAGTAAATATCTCTGGGACTCCTGCTAGTGGCAGAATCATTTGGGATAACCTTATTCAAACGTCAGCAACAAATGTTACTTTGTCTCACATTGATGCACTTGGAAATGACATTGATGTATTTTTCCCATTGTTTAAAACAGGAGATAAGTTTGTTATACAAGATCAAGTAAACTCAAGTAATTTTCAAACATGGGAAATATCTGCAACTCCTACAGTTGTTCTTAATAGCTATGTTATGATTCCAGTAACATTGGTTACATCTGGAGGCACATCTCAGTTCATTGATGCACAAAATTTGATTTTTGCTATTGTCAGTTCTGGGCTTATTGGTGCTACAGGCGCAACGGGAAGTGGAGCCACTGGAGCTACTGGTGTTATCGGTCTAGATGGGGCTACAGGAAGTACTGGAGCTACGGGCGCGACTGGACTAGACGGCGCGACTGGGGCAAGTGGCATTATCGGACTAGACGGAGCCACGGGTGCTACTGGAACTGCTGGATTAGATGGAGCTACAGGCGTTATTGGACTTACTGGAACAACAGGAGCCACAGGAGCAACTGGGCCACAAGGGGCAACAGGTGTAATCCCTGCATCCAACGCTGGTAGTGTTTGGACATTTACTGGTGATGGGTCAACAACCACTTGGACGCTTACAGGAAATACAACAGGAAGCCTTGTTTCTGCAAACTATCTTGTTGCGGCTGATGGGGTACTTCAAGCCCCAGCTAATTATACAATCAACAATGTTTCTCCAAGAACATTAACAATTTCAACCATTCCAAGTGCAAGTGTACTTGTTGTAGTTTCTCTTTCTACAGCATAAAAACACTTGACTAAACCCAAACTATAGCTAAAAAGAACATATGTCTTGCTCTAATACATCTTCATCTGTTTGTTGCCCAGATATACCTTATCCACAAATTTCAAGCGAAAGCGTTCCTTCATTAATTGGCAATCTAATATATGCTCTTTATGGAACAATTAATAAGACGATAATTAATGGACGTGTTGTTTGGGACATCCCTTGCGACCCCAATAACACCGCTGAAGTTGATGACATTCCCCGTGAAGAAGGAGAAGGATTGCTTTGCTATCTTATTCGATTGTTTAACGACTATTTATCTGGAGGTGAGTTTTTGCGTTGGGGTTTTTCTGGAAGTGGTCAAACCACATTTGCTTTGCCGGGAGCGCATCAACCAAACAATGTTGGTTATTTGGCATACATTGATGGTGTGGTACAAGACCCTATTAATTACACTATTTCCTCTACTATACCAAGGGTTTTAACATTTATCACCCCAATTCCATCTGGATCATTTCTTACTATTGTTGAGCTTTCTAGCCGTGCTGGGGCCACAGGAGCAACGGGCTTGACTGGAGCAACTGGTTTTAGCGCAATTGGAAGCACGGGAAGCACTGGGCCTCAAGGCATCTCTGGAACCGCCGCTGGAGGTGGTCAGCGTTGGGCATACACAGGAAATGGCTCGCAAACAATTTTTCAAATCTCTGGAGCAACAAGTCTTTTAGAAACAGCTTATTTAGTTGCTTTAGATGGTATCACTCAAGATCCCAATAATTATACGATTAATTCTGGTTCTCCATACACTCTTACAATGTCATCTGCCGTTCCAAGTGGAACACAAATTGTTATTGTTAGCATTGTTGGGCCAATCGGTTCAACTGGAATCGGCTTGCAGGGTAGCACTGGGGCTACGGGTATCGGATCGACTGGGGCCACGGGTTTGGAGGGTAGCACTGGGGCTACGGGTATCGGATCGACTGGGGCCACGGGAACCCTTCCTCCAACAAACTTTGGAAATGCGTGGGCCTATACTGGAGATGGAATACAAACAGTATTTGCAATTACAGGAGGATTAAGTATACTAGCCCCAGCATACTTGGTTCATGTAGATGGAGTATATCAGAAATCAACTAATTACACAATTAACAATGTAATACCAAGGACGCTAACATTTTCAACACCTATTCCATCTGGATCAGAAATAACTATAGTATCACTATCGGTAGCTTAACAATTAAAAACAACAAACAAACAACTAAAATAGAAAACTAAAATTATGGCACTCACAAAAGCAACAACCAACGTAATCAACCTCGACAAAGACACGCTTATCAACGGGCTTACTGTTGGTAAGGGTGGTGCAAATTTGGCAGAAAATACTGCTATTGGAGTAAATGCTTTAGCATCAACTAATGTTTTATCAACAAACGCTACAGCAGTTGGATATAACGCTCTTGCACTTAACGAAGGGAATGCAAATACTGCTATTGGAGTAAATGCACTATCAGTAAATACAATTGGAATGTTGAATGTGGGTGTAGGAACAAACGCACTTCTTTCTAACACAACTGGAATTGAAAACACAGCAGTAGGCACCGGCGCGCTTCGGGAGAATATAACTGGAAACGCTAACACGGCAGCAGGAAGGCACGCACTCCGCGCCAACACAACTGGAAACGCCAACACAGCCAATGGAGTATACGCACTCTACTCCAACACAACTGGAATCAACAACACAGCAAGTGGTGTAAACGCACTCTACTCCAACACAACTGGAAACTACAACACAGCAAGTGGTGTAAACGCACTCTACTCCAATACAACTGGAATTGAAAACACAGCAAGTGGTGCAGGCGCACTCTTATCCAACACAACTGGAAATCTCAACACAGCCAGTGGTAGAACTGCGCTCTTATCCAACACAACTGGATACAGCAACACTGCAAGCGGTTCAAGCGCACTCTTATCCAACACGACTGGATACAACAACACAGCCAATGGTGTAAACGCACTCCAGTTCAACACAACTGGCTATCAAAATGTAGCGGTAGGAGTAACTTCTCTTCTAGATAATACAACTGGATATCAAAATGTGGCAGTAGGAAACGGCAGTCTTCAAAATAACACAACAGCGTTTTTAAACACGGCAGTTGGTTATTCTGCACTTTTTACCAACACAACTGGATACAGCAACACAGCAAGCGGTCATGCTGCACTCTACTCCAACACAACTGGATATCAAAATACTGCAAGCGGTGCATTAGCATTAGCATTAAACACAACTGGAAACGCCAACACTGCAAGCGGTTCAAGCGCACTCCAATCCAACACAACTGGTATTCAAAATACTGCAAGCGGTGTAAACGCACTCCAATCCAACACAACTGGAAACTATAATACGGCAAGCGGTGCATTTGCGCTTTCCAACAATACAACATTTTCAAATGTTGGTGGATTTGGATATAACGCTCAAGTAACTGGAGATAACCAAATCCAACTTGGAGATTCAGCTACTACAACTTACGCATACGGAGCAGTCCAAAATCGTTCTGACATCCGTGATAAAGCTGATATTCGTGACACAACTCTTGGTCTTGAGTTCGTAAACGCACTTCGTCCAGTTGATTACAAATGGGACTTGCGTGAAGATTATCGTCCAGAAGCACCTAAATCTGTTGTTAAACCAACAGAACTCCAAGAAGATGCTTCTGACGAAGACAAAGCTAAATACGCAGAAGAACTTGCTGCATACGAGGCATACGTTGTTCTTAAAGATAAGTGGCTTGAAGACGTAAAACTTGCTAACATCACTCACGATGGATCAAAGAAGCGTAGCCGATTCCATCATGGTTTGATTGCTCAAGAGGTAAAAGCAGTTCTTGACTCTAAAGGCATTGATTTCGGTGGATTCCAAGATCACTCTGTAAAAGGTGGAGATGATGTTCTTTCTATCGGTTACGAAGAACTGATTGCTCCAATGCTCAAAGCTATCCAAGAACTCTCTGCTGAAGTTGCAGCATTGAAAGCTAAATAGTTGAAAAACTACCTTAACATATCTCACATCCTAATCTGCCTTGCACTCCAAGGAGTCGGATATGCTCTGACAAAAGACCCGTTTATCGGTGCTATTGCAGGGATATTTTTCTTCGCTGGCAGGGAGATTTCTCAAACTGAGTATCGGAACATTGAAGCATCTGAAAGTAAACTAAGAAAAGATATGAGTGTGTTTGGTGGGTTCAATCCGAAATACTGGACGCTGAAAGCGATGCTTGCAGACTTGACAATACCTTCGTTACTAGTAATAACAATAGCAATAATCTTACACTATGCCATACGCTAAAGAAAAATATGACCTCCCATCTGGGTTTACGGATCTGGGTGAGGAAGTAAAGCCAATGTCAATGCCAGAAATGGCAATGCCTAAAAGCGACTACCACTACCCATCCTTATATTTTGAGAACGCAGAGGGGCTTAAAAACCTTCCTAAAGAGGGTACTGCTACCATCTACTTCCGAAAGACAATGGAGAAGGATGAGACTACAATGCGCGATGGCAAGACCGAAAAACGTCATTGTGTTGAGTTGTGTATCTGCGGCATTAAATCCAACGGATCCTCCGAAATGGAAATGAATGACGAGATGGATGACGAGGAAGCTATTGACTCTGGGCTAGAAGAAGCTGAGTCTGCAAAACCAACAACTAAAATCGAGATTGAAATCGGTGGCGAAGAAGAGGAAGATTAATTTATGGCAAAACCAACAACTGAGGCAGCAATGCCCGAACCAGCAATGGGAATGGATCTCCCTGAAGACATGAGCGGAATCCCTTCTCCATTGGCAGAAGAGGGTGCTGTCACTATTTCTGTAGCCAAGTCTAAATTTGACGAATTGCACAGCATTGCCATGCAACTTGCTGGTGTTATTGATGCTCTTGCTGCTGACGTTGAAGGTCAAAAAGCCATGACTGAATCGCTTGCAGGTAATGTTCCTGCTGCTGAAAATGCAGCAATGGCAAGTGAAGAAGATTTTCTAAATTCTATTGCATCCGAGGGTTCCATGCGCTAATTTATCGTCATGTTTGTCGATCAAATTTTCGAGGAATGTGCGGAGATTTTAGGAACTACTGACGAGAAAAGAGTTTACCGCAAAATCACGCAAGCTGTTCAGACCCTTATGGAGTCTGGGCATTGGATGCAATCCACTGCGGACGTTGATGTTTGCACAGGTTGGGATGGTTGCACTATTGCTCTTCCCCGTGGAATAGACGTTCCCCTTGCGGTCAATGTAGATGGATCCCCAGTCTACTTCCGCAATCGTCTATTCCAATATCATGTAAACAAGGGTGGTAAATTCAACACTGTAGAATGGGCATGGGATGACCGAGGCTATGTAGCGACCCTGATGCAGGTCATCCAACCCTCGCAGTTGGTTGCTATCGCCGAAAGCGAAAATGACGTTGGCAAGATCATTCGCGTTACTGGAACCGATTCCAACAACCGAGATCTTCGTAGCCAACTCAAGGATGGAACTGGAGTTGATGGATTACTTATTCCAATCCATTCGCAATCTGACTTTGCTTACGGAACAATCGCTCCAGACGATGCCACTATCCGCACCCGTGAGGTTGCTGTAACCCCGCTAGGCAAGTTTGTGTCCGCAACCCCTCACACGCTCGACTCTGGTCAAGGAATGGCTATTACTGCGATTTCTGGCACTATCCCAGTCCCACTTTCCAATGGTCAGGTCTATTACATTGGTGTTCTGGATGCATTGACCATTCAAATTTTCAACGATTCCCTCAACGCACAGGCAGGTAATTATCCACTTTCCCTCCAAAGTATAGTAGGAGCAGGGCCATTGAAATTCCTTGATTCAAGGACTTCATTTGTCGTGACTGCTCTTCAATTCGCATCTGCTCCTACTATCGAAATAACAACAGCAAACCCGCTTACATTTCCATCTGGGCAAACTTTGCCTATTGGAATTCGTTCTGGGGTTACATATTTTGGAAATCTGCTAGATGCAACGCACCTTCAGATTTTTAGTTCTATTTCTGACGCTCAAGCAAATGTTAACGAGGTTCACACGACTGGGTCTACAAACCCAATCAACGTCGATATCCGTAAGGAAATCGTGCCAGAGACAAAGTTGACATTTAGTATAGATCACTTGCTCACACAGGGTGATCAGGTGCAAGTTTTCACGTCTGGTGGAACGCTTCCACAACCCTTGCTGGCAAATCAAAACTACTTTGTAAATATCGTAGATACAAAAGCTGTTTCGATCCATACGACACAAGCGGACGCACTTGCATCTTCTCCTACTAATTTTGTAAATCCAATTAAGATAACATCCGCTGGTGTTGGTACGATTTCTCTCATTAAGTTAATTCCAGCATCTGCTGTGGCTGGAGAAGCCAGTCAGATTACCGCACCGGGCCTTTCCATTGCGTCACCATCTGGAGCGGGAGCAAACTTCACTCCCATCGTGGTTGGAAGTGTTACCTCTGTTAACTTGTCTGATCAAGGATCTGGATACACTGCCGATCCTATAGTAACATTTTCCGCTCCTCCAGCACCTCCCTTGGGAAGCACGATTTCCGTGAGTACTGCGACTGGGTATGCTATTCGTAATTCGATTACCTACCAGTTGTCATCGATTGTGATCGATAACCCCGGATTCGGATACACAACCGCACCTTCTGTAACAATTTCCGCTCCTCCTGTATCTCCATTAATTAACATTACATCAATGGTTACAAATGGAATTACAGTTACTGTTAATACATCTGGAAATCATAGCTATAGAACTGGTGATACAGTCACAATATCTGGAGCAGATCAAGCCGCTTACAATGGAGATTTCGTTGTAACAGTATTAAGTTCCACATCATTTACATATCAGCTTGTTACTGAAATCGGACAAACAGTTTCTATTGTTTCAGGCCCAACTGGATTAGTAAGAGCAGGAACAACCGCAACTGCAACAACAACTGCTGCACACGGGTTTAGTCCGGGTCAGGTTATTGCAATTAGTGGTGCTAATCCTGATGGATACAATGGAAATAAAACGCTATTAACCGCATCTGGAACAACATTTACATACACTGTTTCCTCTAGTTTAACAACACCTGCAACTGGAACGATTGAAGCGTTTTCTTCTCCCGCAACTGGAACATTAAAGGTTAAACTAAAAACAGGCACTCAAGCGGTTGCAAATGCTACCATCCAAACTTCGTTTGTTATTGGGTTTACTCAAATTTCTGGTGGTTCTGGATATGTAAATGCTCCGCAGGTTGAAATAACTGGTGGTGGTGGATCTGGAGCGACTGCAACAGCAAATATTGCAGGTGGGGTTGTAACTTCACTTAATGTTGTAACAAGTGGCACTGGATACACAACTCCACCGACAATATCAATCACACCATCCACTGGTGTATTTGTTCAGTTCTCTTCGACTGGCACACTTCCATCCCCATTGCTATCTGGAACATCTTATAGGGCAGAAACTCCATTAAACTCGTCTACTGGAGTATTTACTGTTAAGAACGCTGATTTCAGCAAGATCAACATCACATCTGCTCCAACTGGAACATTCTATGTTGTATTATCTCGCGTTTTTGGAGTTGCATTTACAAACAAGTGGCTAGGTGATTTCACTAATTTAAGCACTCCAGAAACAATTTACTGGGGAACTGACTATTTGTTGCCAACAACTAGTCCTGCGATTGATAATGGTGCAACTCCAGCATATCTCAATGTATCATCTACATCGGTTGCTAGGGCATACACTTCACCTGCAAATGCCATTGCTGGTGGAACAACTGGTCTGATTAGTGTGGTATCATTCGGAACTGGTCAATCGTACTACGCAAAACGATTCTCTGTCTCTCCGCTTCCATACAACAATCTAATCCAACCCTCGTCCGTGCAGTTCTTGCAGGAAAATGAGACTGTGAAGTTTTCAACAAGCGGAGTTCTGCCTTCTCCTTTGGTTGCTGGAACGGACTACCAAGTTAGGGTGATTGGTGATAGCGTTAATGTATATTCTGCATCAGTATTGGTTCCAATCACAACCCCCGGCACTGGTCAATTGTCGCTCGATATCCAACGCACATTTACGGCATCCCCATCCACAAGCATCATTGCTGACGCTTCGCTTTACACGACAGGTCAATCGGTGACTGTACGAGCCGATTCTGGTGATGTACTTCCATCTGGTCTTGTGGCAGGAACGACATATTTTGTTCGTCGAATCGACAACGATGAGTTTGAATTGTACACTACCAAGTCACAATCTCAGAACCTAACTAGCACAACTGGTAGGATTTCATTTTTGACAAGCGGACTATCCACGGACAGCAAGTTCTTCGTTGATGCCATTCAAGATCCAATCTTGGTCAAGAGTGTTGCTAATATTCAAAAGCCAATCACGGATGGGTTTGTTAGTTTGTATGCAATGGACTACGGACGCAGCAACGATTTGACCCTGATTGGTCAATACCATCCTACAGAGGTCAATCCACAATACCGCAGGATTCGCATTGGCAAACCATGCGCGTGGGCAAGAATTGCCTATCGTATTAAGCCTCCAGTTATCACTTCAAAGTACGACTTTATCCCGATTGAGCATACACGCGCAATCATCACTGCTGTACACGCTTGTGATCTTGAGGACAAGGACTTTGCTGAACAGGCATTGCGTTACTGGGGCTTTTCTTTGGCATACCTGAAGAATCAGCAAGAACACCAAGATGGTCACGCCTTTGTTCCACCACAAATTAATTCTGAAACGTATGGTGATACATCTGATCCAGTTATGTTCTAGCAATGAAAAGTGAAAACATTACATCAGGAAGACTTAAAAAAGTCTCAACAGGATGGATTCAAGGAGTAAACTCTGTAAGGAACCCTTGGTCATTGCCTGAGAACCAATTCAAGTGGGGTGTAAATGTAACTGTCCGTGGTGGAATCGTGCAAACAAGGCCGGGGCATAAAATGCAACTCTCCCTTCCCGCTGGCAACTTCCAAGGTGGTGTTTTGTTTTCCTCTAACAAGCAAAAAGAAGCGGCTATCACACAAGATCGGGATGGGGTAATTACAACAACTCCAGCTAAAATCTTCGACGTGGATGGAAATGGTGTTGTTGCAAGCGAGTTGTCTTACATGGTTTTTGCTGTAAACGGAAACGTCTACTTCTCTCCATTTCCTCTAGTCCAGCCAAGCAACTGGGAAGATTTTCGGCTGAAAAACATTGCGATGTCACCAGACGTTGATCAGTTCGTGTTTGCACTTGCCACACGTTCAGCAAACCTATCGACTGGATCTCAAGAATTCGCTACACCAGCGCATCGAATTGTAATGATCCAAGATGGCATTTCATACCCTTCGTACTGGGATGGTGCTGATAAGGCGGGTGTTCAACTTTCCACGATTCCCGTGGGATACTGGATGGCATATAGCGGAAACAGAATGTGGATTGCAGATAAGAATATCGTACTTGCATCAGATTTAGGTGATCCAACCTCATTCCAAGAACGTACAACAGGCACTTCCCGTGGTGACTTCAGCTTCTCGCGTCCGATTACTGGCATGACAAGTTATGTTGGTCAAGATACGTCAACCCGATTGATTGTCTTTACAGATCGTTCTACCTTCCAGCTTAAATCAGGCATCCTTGATCGAGATCAATGGGTCACAACTGAAAATTTCCAATCGACACTTTACCCAACTGTCGGTTGCGTTGCAGGAAAATCAATTGCCTTCCAAGCGGGTCAGATGTGGTGGTACGCTCAGGGTGGTCTGATGACGGGTGATATTGCCGCAACATCGTACTTATCCTCGCAGGTGCTTTATAAAGACGTTGAGATGGCAAGGGCAAAAAGACTCATGGCAGCAGACCCAACAAAGATTTGTGCTACTGGATTTGAAAACTACTTGCTCTATTCAATCCCTTACTTGCAGACATTGAATTCCGATACAATGGTTATGGATTATGCCACCGCATCAGAATGGAGCAGTGGTGAAAATAGGTTCCCAGCATGGGCTGGAGTTTGGACAGGCACTCGTCCAGTAGAGTGGACTACAGGTGTTGTTGACGGGCAGTCTCGATGCTTCCATTTTTCTGTGGATTACGCAGCAACAAACGATGGTTCATTCAACCACCTATGGGAATCATTCCAACCAGAACGAGTGGATTCTTACCTTCAGATCAATCCAGACAAAACAACAACCACACTCTACAATCGGATTTATTCGCAGTTTGAAACCCCATTGCTTGGTGACGAGATGGATTTAAAGAAGTTTGTCTATGCTGAGATTGAATCGACGCAGATTGGTGGCACAGTTGATCTAAAAGTGTCCTACAGGGGCAGCAAGGGATCGTACAACTCAATCCTAGAGAAACGCATTCTGGCAGTCACTTCCGACTACCAGTGGGAAAATACACCATACGAATCGCAGATTAAGAATCTAGGTTTCCTTAACTCGCAATACCGAAGACTTACGACTGAATCCGCTCAACGCAATTCGCTTGTTTCAACTTGCGAGTCATACTTGACTGATGATGTCGATAAGGCATTCTCGCTACTAATCGAGTGGTGCGGTGAATTCGGAGTGGAGATTGTTAGACTCTTCATGGATCCTTGGCAGGAGAAATCCACAGGTGTTCCACAGGGTGATGAGACGCAATCGTGTGTTGTTGCACAGACTGGTGAAACCTTGTCGATTGATTTGCTTCCAAATCCATACGAGCAACAATCACCAAATGATAACTCATACAGCGCAAAGGTATGGAAGACAGTTACGCTAATCTGTGATGCTGATCCAACGAAATCGATTTCGGCCACGGCATCGGCAACATTTTTGTCTTACATTAGTTTTGAACACGCTCAAGAGGAGGCAGGAGTACTTGCAATGCAATCGGCAACCTCCGCTGCTCAACAATTTAAAGCGCAGAACCCTTGTTAATATGCCAAGCATCACCACAGCAACTAAAGAGGTCACTAGCTTCCCAAACAAGTTCATCTCCCCATTCGGTGATGATCCCGTGGTTCCAATTTACTCGTCAATCCCATTCACGACTGGTCAAAATAATTGCTTGCCATGCGCGGTGTGCGGTAGTAACTCTACTCGCAACAATATTCTGAAAGCACAAGCTGACAGATTTGCTAACTATACACAAACCATAGCCAATCCAGATGATATTCTGGTTGGATTTAATTAATAAATATGAGGCCACAAATTGAATATAAACTTGTTCAAAAAGGAACTAATGAATTCTTGGAACTTGTTGATTTTGCTGAAGAATTCGATCATAAGATCATAGAACATCCTAATATTAATGTTTATGCACATTATCGTGATGGTGTGCTATTTGGATATTCTGATCATGTTTTTATACCAACAATTTATCCAGCATTTCATCCAAAGTATACAAGACCACATGATGTTATACAGGTGATGAGTGACTGGAAGGCACATTCGCAACTTTCAAACTCACCGGGGTTCATCGGAGTTCCATTAGCGGATGAAAGACCTAACTTTACAAACCAAATAATCGAAAAATTAGGGTTGACTCCTCTCAAAAGAGAAGTTTACTCTTTAGCTTAATAATCTTATGGGTGGCAAAACATATACTCCTCAAATTCAACGTCCTCGTCCTGAACTTAACATGATGATGGCATCGGAAGCTAACAAAGGAATGTATGGTGGTCTTGCGTCTCAAGGCAAACTATTTGAAATGGCTGCCCAATTAAAGCCAATCTATCAGCAATTTAATCCAAGTGAGGTATCACAACAGGCTTTTGAGTTGGGGATTGAGAATGCTAATCGCGCACGTCAATTTGAAGAGTCAGTAGATCCAGCAACAGCAAGGATGCGAGCAGGAATGGGTGAGACTGTTGAGAAGCTAACATCACCTGAGAGTTGGAAAGACAAGTTAGGCCAATGGGCAAAGACAAAAGGATTGGCACAAATGATGGGTACTGGAATTGACATGGGATCCACCATTGGCAAGTCTGCAATGTTCGACCAATCCACGGCACAAGGGAGGCAGATTGCCTTAGAAGATTTGGCCCTGCGTCAAAAATATCTCGATGCAACTCAAATGCAGGGTGGAATTGACCCCGGATCATTGGTTGCGGCTCAACAAGCAGCAAAAGGCCAGAACCAACAAAGTCTCCAAGAATGGCAACGTGGTATCCTCTCTGGAGCGCAAGGTCTTGGACAAACAGCACAGGATGCAATTAACCGCTCGATGGGTAATATCCAATCCGCTCATACTGCAAATGTTGCTGACACTCAAAATTATAATAACATGATGAACCAAGTCATGGCCCAAAACGCGCAAAGCAAAAATGCAGCAACTGGATCATGGATCAGCGCAGGTGGAGCGGTTGGTGGAGCAGCACTTGGTGCGGCAATTATTATTTAATGAAAAACCTAATCCATAAAACAATAGATAAAGCAGTTCGTTGGAACAAGCAATGGCCCAATGCGGTCATATTTTGGTCTGGAGGCAAGGACTCAACTGTTCTTCTGCACTTTCTAAAATTTAAGTGTGGAATTGATATCCCTGTGGTTCAATTTCGGCAACCAAAATTCCGCGAAAGGTATGCATATTCAGACAAGCTAATCAAGGATTGGCAATTGACGATGTATGAATATCCCGCATTCAAGCACACTCTTGCAGATGGGCCTGATGTAGAAACTGGTGAGGTTCGCTTTGATCTTCTTCATTATTTCCAGTGGGGTAAAAACTCAATTGTTTTATCTTTAGGAACTGAACGTCCTAAAGCAAACGAGCCATTTATGTGTGGTGTGGATGATTTCTTAATGCGTCCAACTGGAACATTTAATTTTCCGTGGAATGCAGTGTGGATCGGAACTAAATTCACTGATACAGACTTAATTAAAGGTCACGTTCCATTAGCGCAAGATATCCGCCACATTGATGGCAATCCTGTCTCACTCTACTTGCTAAAAGATTGGACTGACGAGGATATTTACGAATATCTTGAAACAAACAACGTAAAACCAGACCCAACACGATATGTAAAGGGAAAGCATGGATGGATGAATAACCCAGACAAGTCACTCAATGCTGACTTCTATCCTGTCTGCCTCAATTGCGTTGATCGTCACCTAGGCCCACACGTCGATTGTCCAAAGCTAAAAGCAAAGATCACTAACATTTCACATCTAGCACCTTACGAAGATATCGTAATACCAGATTTAGGATTTAAACCAGTTAGTTGGAGCAAAGAATAATATGATTATTGCAAGAGGTAAATTAGATCAGAATACATTAAATAATATTGCTAATAATGTTGGAAAAAACCTAAATTCTTTTAATCTAGGTAAACGTGGAGTTAAAAATACAGCATTTAAATCAAATACATCTAATAACACTAATGTACAAGGCAAACCTCCATCAACAGCAAAACCACAGACTCAACTACCCGATCAAATTTCAATACCTCTACCTAACACGCAAGGGCAATTAAATAATATACCATCTGGAGTTACATCAACTCCAACAAGCGTTATTTCTGCATCACCTCAACCTGCAAGCATACCAAAAATTCTTGCAAATTTAGGAGCGGGTGGATCAGGTCAAAAAACAAACCAATTTTCCATGCCAAAATTAAATGGAATAAAATTCGGAGGAGCATAACATTATGGGTGGATCACAACCAGCAAACGCAACAGGAGCATCAACACCAGTGCCAAACAGTCAATTCGGTGGACTACTTGGTAGTGCATCGAATGCCATTGGAAGAACTGGTGATACCATGCAAAATCTATTCTCTGGAAAACTAGGAACTGGAGCGCAACCTCGTCCAGATTATAAACCAGACACGACTTCAGCTGAACAAAAGCAACAACAAAATCAATATATGAAAGATTTGTTGAGCAAAGCAGGGCAAACAGCATCGTCTCCATATGATCGTGCAGCAAAATCGCAATCCGATTCCGCTTCTGCGTGGTCAGCTATGCAGCGTGGAAGTGGTGATGGAAGTGGAAGTCTTGGATTTTCATCGATGGGTGGGTATTCTGTTCCAGAATCTGGTGAGGAAAAGGTTTCTCAGGGCTGGGCTAATGCATTTCAGTCGATTGGAACATCTGCGCTTGGGGCTTATGGAAACAAGTTTGGTGGTGCTAATAAAACTGGATAATGGACGATGAATACGACTGCGAAAAGTGCGGTGCTTGTTGTTGCTTCAAATGGTCTTGGCCTGTCTTGCGACGAGATCGATCTGATGCGACTGGTATCCCGCAAGAAATGCAAAGGCAAGACTACCCGCTAATGAAAACTACCGATTCTCGATGCATTGCCTTGGACGGAAAAGTTGGAGAGAAAGTTTGCTGCATGGTATATGCAGACAGACCGAATTCTTGCAGACAATTCCAACCGGGGTCTGAATTATGCATCGAGGCCAGAAAGAAATTGACAATTTGAAATATTAAATGTATTTCACTAACAACCAACCAAACAATTAACATTAAAATTAAGGAGTAATATTATGGGAGGAGGATCACCCAAATCACCACCACCACCACCAGACAACACCCCAGTGTTGCTTGAGCAAATGCGTCAAAACAGAGAAGAGTCTGCTCGCGCTAGACGCGAAACGGATCTTTCTCAACGTAACGCTATGATAGAAGCCCAAAACCAGCAAGCGTCGATGCTTGCGCGTGAGGGGTCACAACGCGCCCAGCAGTCGATTAGTGGCATGAATGCACTAAAGGCAGCAGAGGATGCCGCTGCGCGTCAACGTAGCTTGCTTGCGGCACAAGGTGCAGGAGCGGCAGCAACTGGGACGGGATATGACATCAATGCTGCCCGTGCTGGTGCGCTCGCTAATCTTGGAGCAGCATCTGGAGTACTCCCATCCACTGGTGCTAACTTACCAAACCCAAATATGGTTAACCCTGCAATGACAACGGCAATGGCAAACCAAGGAGCGGGTGGTGGCACTTCGCGTGTAAACCAATTTGCAGTTCCCTCCGCATCTGGACTAACATTTGGTGGGGTATAACCTTATGGCTTTACCCACTGGTGGCTATTCGTACACTCCACAGACCGCAAATCTGGGAGCGAGTCCTCTTTCTGCACTGAAACCTCTCGACGTTGGAGTAAGCGTATCGTTTACTCCAATGCTCAAGTACGAGGTTCCATCCGCGCAGGAGGAGTTAGTCAGCATGGGTGCGGCAAAGGGTTTCCAAGCACTGACTGAGCCTGTTTTTGCTGCGATTAAAGCAAAGGATGACGAGGCTAAAGAAGCAGATAAGGAAGCACTTAAATTTGAAAGAGACAAGGCACTTGCTAGAATCAGAGCAGAAAAGACTCCAGAAGAATTGGAATATAATGCAGCAAGACTTGCAAACATTAAATCCCTAACAACAGAACGTGGTGGAGATAAGGTTCCAGTTAATACAAGGAAAAAAGGGTTTTTCAAAGATCCAATAGTTATCCCTTCAGTTAATAATTCTGATAATTCTGATTTGCCTCAAACACCAACAGACCCAACATCAATTGATGATCCAAGACAGATATTAGCTCCGTTGTCATCTGTTGATGAACAGTTGCCAATGCCAGATTTGAGCAGATTTAATAGAGGTGGTGTTTTGGCTGATATTTCATTTCAACAACCATCAGCGATTGCAACTGCCCCATTTGAACCAGTTATCTCACAAGAACAAATCGCAGCAGTCACAAATCCTCCTCTTGCTTATATGCAAGCAGCAACTGGAGGTGCGGTTGGTCAACCAGCACCTATGCCTGAAAAAGAAGTTCGTGCGGCAATCCCCGTCACTCCAACCCCAGAAGTTCGCACTGCTGCCCCATTATACGAACCTAACGATTTGATTGCTCCATACGAAAGTTGGGAAGACGCTGAAATGGCGAATCAAATGCTTGCAAAGCAATTGCCAAATTATGAAGTAAAGCCCGTTAAACAACAGGTTGTTGATGGTCAAACTTATTATGTTGTTGAACCTCCTGTTAAAAAACAAACACAAGAACAAATTCCATCTAATTTAACAGTTAAAAGTGCTAAAAAACAAGTTGGTGATGTAACCTATGATTTGATCCCCAAGGGTGAAATTAAACAACAGGTCAAGGCATTAAAGGAACCTCTTAGTGAAATTGACACAATGCTTCGTACCATTAATCAGATTAGAAGCATCTATAAAGGAATTTCACCCGGTGTTGGAGGTTTGGCAAATTGGCTAAGTTATATTCCCGGAAGCGATGCTTCGGACGTTGAAAAACTAACCAAGACCCTGCAAGGTAATATTGCTTTTAAAAAACTTGCAGACATGAAAGCGGCATCACCCACAGGTGGAGCATTGGGTGCTATTAGCGAAAGAGAACTTGATTTGTTGGCATCTAATCTTGGTTCAATCGACCCAAGTTTAAGTTTCTTTTTGTTTAAACAAAACCTTGATGAGATTGAAAATATTGCATCAAGAGCAAAAGAAGGAATTAAAGAACAAGTTCAATTAATTGAAACACCGCAAAACTTTCAACCTATTCAATCGCAAGAAAATATTGTAGAAATTAAATCGCAAGAAGAGTGGAAAAAATTAAAGTCTGGGCAAAAATATATTTTTAACGGGGTTACTGGAAGTAAAAAATAATATGGCATGGCAACCACCTGAAGATGAATTAGACACTAATGTTCTACAGCAATCGAAACCTCCTGAAGATGAATTAGTCAAAAACATTCCAGATCAATGGAGTCCACCTGAAGATGAACTAGATAATAGTCCTACTAAAATTAAAGACGCAGGTACGCTTCAACAAATGAAGCAATCAGGACAAGAATTGACCCGTGAGCAAGAGAGGATTCTTTTTGATGCTGAAGACAAAAAAGATTTCACGCAAAAAGCATCCGAGGCTATTACAACATTTGTTCCTACTGGGATTGAAATTGCAAAACAACTTGGAACTGGTGCTGGTGAATTCTTGTATAAAGGTATTTTAAAGCCAATTGATGCCATGTCTCAATCTCCAGAAGAGGCTGAAAAGACATTAAAAGAAGCTAAAAACACATGGAGATCGGGAGTTAGCGGAGTTGCTGGAGACATTCAAGAAACATCAGATGCCGTGGTTCGATTCTCGATGTTTGGCAGCAGCATTACTGATAAATTGCTTGGAAAATCTAACGATGAGCGATTTGAGAAATATATGCTTCGTGAAGGAATGCGTCAGTTCGCTCAAAAAGTGTATGCTGATGATCCAGACAATGCCGCTCGTTTACTAGCTGAAAATCCATTGCTACAAAAACTAGCTTCTGCTGCTGCTTTGGCTCAAGGAGCAACTCCAGAAGAAGCAGAACTTGCTAAAAAGGCTTATGAAGAGTTGGTAAAGGAACAAGGATTAACTAAGGACGAGATTAATGAAAATGTTTCGATGCTTGGTGAAATATTGTCACCGATTTCATTACCGGGAACCAACCGCATTACCAACACCTTTGCAAAGGCAACTGGCAAGGTTACGCGAAAAGCTGGAGAATTGGCTTTAAGGGGTGTTGTTTCACCACTTTCAAAGGGAGTGGCAAAAACCGCTGGTGGACTGGAATCTGGCATTGAAAAGATCCAAAGTGCTTCACGCAAGATTGGTGAATATGCGGTTGGAGATCCAGATACATTTCTAAAAACAGCAACAAACACAATTGTTGGGCCTGCAAAACTACCTGCCAAGATGACAAAGGGTATTGCAACGACCATTGGAGATGTTGCAGGTCAAGCAGGGTTGGGAAGACGAGGAATGTTTGAGTTAGCTGGACGCGCATCAACATCTGGTGAGCTTACCAAGAAACTTTTTGGGCCACAGGCATTGGGTGGAAAAGGCCGCGCAAGGGTTGCTGATTGGGCAGTGCGTCAATCTAACGCTATTATTCAACCTGCCGTTAATGGTGCTGTATTGAATGTGGCACTTGGATTGCCTGATATTGAGACTGCGCGTGATCTTGGCTATAGTGCTGGAGTTGGAGCAGGTATTGGAGCATATGGTGGAGCAAGACTAGTGGAGCGTGGTGGTGCTTTGATTGATCCAACAACTGGGCTTGCTGAAAAGATAGATGCCATCGTTACCCCAGATCCGTCTCAATTGCGTAAAGATGAAGATGCGGACATTCAGAGATTCATTAAAACCGCTGATCCAACATTGATGTCAAGCATCGATGAGTTGTCGAATGTCAACAACATCAAATCTGCTCTTGATCTAAAGATCAAAAATCTAGAGGCAAAAAAAGTTGCTCAGATAAACAAGGATGATGAG